TTGGGAATTAGATAAAGACGCTTACTTATTCAACGTAGTTAAGTATGTTGCAAGAGCAGGTAAGAAAGACCAAGCAAAAGAATTAGAAGACCTTAAGAAGGCATCTTTCTATTTAAATCGTAAAATTAAAAACTTAGAGAAATGATTTATTGGTTAACAGGACAACCTGGTGCGGGTAAAACAACTTTGGGAAATTGGCTCATCGCAGCATTACAAGGAGAAGCAGTATTGGTTGACGGTGATGACATTAGAGAAATCTTTGAGAATAAAGATTACAGCGAACAAGGACGTAGAAAGAATATTGAGTTAGCTCAAAATATTGCACACTTTCTAAATAATAAAAAAATGAACTCTGTTGTTTGTTTAGTGTCACCATACAGAGACCAAAGAGAAAACTTTAAACAAAAAATGGGAAAAGATATTGTTGAGATTTATATTCACACCAGTGAAATTAGAGGGAGAGAATCATTTCACGTTGAGGGATACGAAAAACCGTTAGAAAACTTTATTGATGTTGATACAACCAATAAAAAAGTTTATGATTCTCTTCAAGAAATCAGAGTCAAATTAAAAATATGATGAAGGTAAGCATCAGATATAACACTAAAGCAATATCTAACGAAGATTTACATTGGAGAGTAATCATTGATGGAGTTGAACATTTGGCGTCTAATGTTATTATTAATTGTATGAGTTATACGACTAAAGATATAATAGAAGGAGTTGGGGAAAAATGGCACATAACCTGTCAACCTAAACAAGTTCAATGGATGGAAAAAGAATGTATATTAATTTAATATTATGGAAAAGATACACATAGAGGGAGACCCTAAATTAAAAAATAATCCTGGTAAACAATTCTCAATGTTTATCGGAAGATGGCAACCGTGGCACGATGGACACAGATGGTTAATAGACCAAAGACTTGAACAAGGTAAGAATGTTTTAATCTGTATTAGAGACATTGAACCTAATGAACAGAATCCATTCACAGCACAAGAGGTTCAAGAGAATATTACGGTTAAGTTATTAGATTTAATTCGTGAGGAAAGAGTTATTGTGATGGTAATACCTGATGTTGAGTCGGTAAACTTTGGAAGAGGAGTTGGTTATGATATCATAGAACATTTACCACCACAAGAAGTTAGTGAAATATCGGCAACTAAAATTAGGGAACAATTAAAACAAGAAGGTAAATTATAATGTTAGAAACAAATAAAATAATCCAAGGAAATTGTGTTAACGTAATGGCGAATCTTCCTGAGTCATGTGTCGACTTGATAGTAACGTCACCACCATACAATGTAGGAATTGATTATGATAGTTATGATGACAAACAATCAATGGAGGACTATTGGCAGTTTACAAAAGATTGGTTATCTGAGTCTTATAGACTTCTTAAAGATGACGGAAGAATTGCGGTAAACATTCCATACGAAGTAAACGTACAAGATAGAGGTGGGAGAATATTGTTTATGTCTGAGTTTTATCAAATCATGAAAAATCTTGGATTTAAATTCTATGGACTTGTGGACCTTGACGAGAACTCACCACATAGAAGTAAGACTACCGCATGGGGTTCATGGATGAGCCCATCAAGTCCTTATATCTATAATCCAAAAGAATGTGTAATCTTGGCTTATAAGAAAGACCGTATTAAAAAAGTTAAGGGTGAACCACAATGGAAAGGAGAGTTGGTTGATTTAGAACAAGAAGATGGTACAATCAAACAGAAGATGGTATACCAAGAAGAAGATAAGAAAGAGTTTATGAGTTTGGTATATGGTCAATGGGAATACTTTGCGGACACCAAACAACAAACTAAAGCCACTTTTTCAATGGATATTCCAATGAATGCAATTAAGATTCTTACATATAAAAATGATATTGTTCTTGACCCTTTTACAGGTAGTGGAACTAGTTTAGTCGCAGCCGAAGTTAGTGGAAGACGATGGTTAGGGATAGAGTTAAGTGAGAATTATACTAAAGTGGCTAAAGAAAGAGTTCAACACTTTATAGATAAGAATCGACAAATGGGATTAGGTTTATAATAAAAGGGTCATACGACCCTTTTTTTAGTTATATGGATATTTATAAATAAAAGTATACATGGCTCAATTCGTATTTACAGAAGACCAACTATTAGTAATCAAAAAAAGTATCATTGTTGAAAAAAAATATGAGAAAAAAGATTTGATTAATGAGGCGTGGTATAATACCGTAATGGACGTGTTAGGTATTATTGACCCAACACCAATAATCGACATCATTAATGCAACATCATACTTTATTCAAGGGGACACTCTTTTTGGAGTTTTAACAATTGTTTCAGCAATACCATATGCTGGAGATATTGTTGCAAAACCTGTTTTGGGGGCACTAAAAATTGGAGGACCATCTGTCAAAGCTTTGGAGTCTGCAATAAAACTTTCTAAAGGAGCCGCTGTAGGTAGTAAAGAATATAAAGCCGCGGCAGCAACCATAGAAAAATTAGCAAAAGAACCAGGTGTTATAGGAGGTTTTCTAAAGAAAATGGGTGGTTCTTTTGGAGATAAAGTTATTAAAACAATAGACGAAATTCCTGCAGGACCATTCAAAGGAATGAAAAATACTATCAAAAGTTATTTCGAATTATTAAGTAACGCTGGTAAGAAAAGTGCTATGTTCCAAAAAAGAGCTGGAGTTCTTGCAAAGAACTTCCAAAAAGGAACTGCAGCTGTCAAAGATGTTGAGCTTTTAAAAAATTATCTTAAAACTCAAAAAGTATTTAATCCCGCCACTCTTAGTAAGCCAGGGTTCTTTACAAATGTATTTTTTGGCGGAATTCCAAGACTATTTAGAAGTCCAGCTCAAAGAAGATTAAGAATTTTAATGCAATCTACAAAATGGTGGTTAGGATTTCTTGATTACGTTGGTTTAGGTAATTGGGTAGGTGCTGAAGAATTGGCTAAAAAAATGGGAGATGAAAATTTCACGAAAAAAGTTGATGAATATAATCAAACACCTGAGGCCAAACAAAACTTTGAAGACCAATTTGGTTCAGAAAGAACGGAAGGTCAAACAGATAATCAACAAAGTACGTCTTCATCCACAAATTCGGAACCAAATCTTGACCCATTAGCTAAATTCTTAAGAAATATGTTTATGGGACAAGCGAATCCAATCCCTGGAATTTAAATTAAATTAAATAATATAAAATGGCAAAGAAAATTATAAGACTAACTGAAGCTGATTTAACAAGATTGGTTAAAAGAGTTATTAAAGAACAAAATCAAATGAGTGGAGAAGAGGTATTTGAACTTCAAAACGCGCTAAATGATTATTTTGAATTAAAGAACATTAATAAAAAAATTGCAACTGATGCAAAATGGGGACCAACAACTATAGATGCCCTTAAGATGTTTCAAAAGGCTGAAGGTATTAATCCTGATGGTATTGCAGGACCTGACACTTATAGTAAATTACGTAGTTTAGGGTTAAACCAAGATGCTATTGATTCTATTTTTTCAGGATTAAAAAAAGCTGCCTCTTGGATTGCTAAAAAAATAGTAGGATAATAATGAAAAGAATTATAACAGAAACAGGATTAAGAAATATCAATGCTTTAAAAGATAGATATCAAAAAGCTGAGATATATTTTCACCAAGACCTTGATGGAGTAACAACAGCAATTGCAATGAAAAAATACCTTGAAGATAATGGTATTGATGTTGTAGGGGCTCATATCATTCAATATGGTGACAAAGAGTTTGCTGTTAAAAAGAACGACGCTCAAGGTGATATAATGCCAGTGTTGGTGGATTTTGCTCATGGTAAGCCTATGTTTGTTATTCATACGGACCACCATGATAGACAAGTAGGTGTTGAAAAAGGTACCTCCAAACAATTTAGAGGTGCTCGTTCTAATGTTGAGACGATATCTCAAGTGGTATCACCAAAAGACTTATTTCCCTCAGCTGATATATTATTAATTAATACTGTGGATTCGGCAGATTATGCAAAATACAATATTACACCAACAGAAGTTGTTAATTATATCTATAAAGTAGATAAAGATAGTTCACTTCAAAAGAACAAAATGTTATTAGGTTTAGTTATTAATAAACTACTTTTAGCATTTAAAAATAAGCCAGGGTTTTTAGAAAGTTTAGTTATGGACTGTGAGCCATCATTACTTTCAATTTTAAATAAAATTAAGGATTGGATGAAAAGAACCAATTCAGCAAACCCCGAAGAACTACAACAAAATGCACAAGATTATGCCGAAAAAATGAAGGGATACCCCAAGGTATCTGATAACATTATCTTCCAATATGGTGGGGGTAGTATGTTTAAACCTGGGTCTTACGACAGATATACACCATTCAGAAATAATCCTGACGCAGACTTTCTCATCATGGCGTGGCCGATGGGACTTGTTCAAGCTTCTTGTAATCCATTTAAGAAAGAAAGAGAACTTAAAGGAGTTAATCTCGGTGAGATTGCCCAAGAAGTTATAGGTAAATGGGAGGGTCAGTTAAAACAAAGAAGTATTCCATTATCTACAATGAAATGGGTGAGTGAAACAAGTGCAGGTCCTGAAAGTGTTGGATTTACATTCAAAGACTTTGATGCTCTTTACGGTGGTAAATTTATGTTTATGGATGGAGGAGAAAAGATGTTAGGTAGAATTGAGGAAATGATGGAGAAGCCATTCAGTGAATTATCTGAAGAAGAAATCTCATTGATGGACAAAATCGGAATCAATGCTTGGGACCTTATCCAATCCAACTCGGGTGGGCACAAATGTATTACTAATATCTCAGGGCTTAATTATTTAGGTAGGGGTAAAAGACCACCACAAGGCAAATATAAATATGATTCCGAGAAAGATGATTCACCTTCAGTTAAGTTCACTAAGATGATTGCAGCTGAATTCCAAAATGTACTTAAACAAAAGATTGCGGAGTCTAAATCATCTTCAGAGGATTAGTACAGGTCGTACTCTACAGAATCGCCAGGTAAAATATTAAGGTCTTCACAAGAACCACCTTCAATTTCCAAAACTATATTACCATTTCCACAATAGGATGGGCAATCAAATTCATCATGACATGGAGGACAATTACTATGTATATTAACGATTACATTATTTTTAATGATTAGAATATCCAATGGTATAATACAATTTTTCATCCAAAAACATTGTTTCTTTCCATCCATAAGAAATAACAATCCATTAAATGAGTCGTCAAAAGTTTTTCCCATCATACCAATAGATTGAGATTTTTTATCTATTAAAGTTTTGACATTAAAAATATTTTCATTAATTTTGACCTTCATACTTAATAAATACTATGGAAAACAAAAGACACGTCGGTGTGATGGTAAAATGTGGGGACAAAATTCTTCTATGTAAGAGAAACAGCCAAGGTTCAAACCCTGGTATGTGGTCAATCCCTGGTGGTAAAATGGAAGATAATGGGGAAACACCTCAAGAAGGAGCAAAGAGAGAGTTTTTAGAAGAGACTGATGTAAATATTAATGACAAAGAACTTCAGTTCATTGGGCTTATTCCAAGACATACCAGAGATGGTAAGAAAGTTAAAGGAATAATGTATGTGTATTTATTAGAAGTAGAGGAACCAATCATTCCTGATTTGGTTAATGCTATTGACGGTGAAGAACACACTGACTCTGGATACTTTACTTTAGATGAAATTAAACCTGAGACTTCGGGAGATTACTTCCACAGACTCGCAGAAATTATATTAAAATGATTACATTAATTGGATTAGCGATATTAGTATTTGTCGGGATAGTTGGTACTATCAGTATGAATCGTCAAATCAAAAAAATTGTTGACAAACTTGACTAACTAATAAAAGTTTATTATACTTTGTAAACAATGGATATATTTATATATTCCTGTCCGAAAGGACGAACACCCCAAAACGTTTCACGTTAAAAAGATTTGATTGAATGAGAATTTATTCTTATCTTTGTGAGACAACACATCCCACGAGAATATTGTTTGAGAAAACTTTTGAATCGTGGGATTTTTTAACTAAGTTCTTTAACATTAAAATATTGATTACACCCGCTGGTACAACCAGCGCATGACGTGGATAGGTGACCGTGGGGAAGTGGGAAGTAATCTTTTGAAATTATATCGCGAGGTAGAGCAGTGGTAGCTCGGAAGGCTCATAACCTTTAGGTCGGTGGTTCGAATCCATCCTTCGCAACAAAAAATAGTTTAACTATTTTTCATAAAGAATTTGATTAATTGAAAAGTTATTCATATCTTTGTAAAACAATTGGGAGAGGTTGACCGTAGGTTCGTAAAATCGAGGTTCCCTACCCAAAACAAACTTTCAGGTAAAACTGATTGTTTCTTTGACAAACAGACGAATTAGCCCGTCCTATTGAGAGTAGGGGGTCAACAAGATAGTTAGATGATACTATCAAGGAAGAATGAATTCGTTAAAATCATCAGTCAAAAAAAAGTTTTATAAAAATTTGATTGTTTCCCAAAACATTCTTATCTTTGTAAAACAAATGAAGGAGAGGGGTTGTAAATGTTCCTACTTCGGTGGGTCGTAAAGATTCCTTTCTCCTTCATTAATTTTGAATACGTTCTTTGAATATAAAATATTTTCTTGAAACATGTTGATGATGAGACCTTCGGGTTGATTCTGAGATAGAAATAAAGAAATTGGGCGGTCTATAGTCCATAAAATAAACCATGAAAGTGGTATAAAGTGACTTGTTCTTGATTGGAACGGTTGCGGCTTTGGTAACGGAGCTCGAGTAGACAAACGAGATATTATTTGACCTTGAGTATTGAGGGTAACACTTTAGGGAAAGTGGTCGAATAATCAAGCGATGTGGGTCGTTTGGTTGAGGAGGGAACTCCGATAAGAATAACTCGTAGAACTGTTGTGAGAAGTATGGTTATCCGACTATATAATTGCGGGGTTCAATATTAGAGTAGACTTAAAACCGAAAGGTAAGAGTTCGTACAGGTGGTGCTGTTGTTCTCCTTACTCTTCACCTACCAAGGTAGGAGTTATGAAGTAGACTTGAAATATGGAGGTCGGGAGACTTCAAGGTGTAGTTCAGTATTGTCTCGTTCAAAAGATGGGACAGCTGGTTTGACGGACCGCTACATCTATCATCCACAAATCAAACTTTTACTTTCAATGGTGAAAACTAAAAACTAAAAGGAAAAGTGTTCGTCAGTCGTGGTAGACAGGTCACTACTTAGTCATGAGTTGTTCATGGCCGTAAAGGGTCCCAAACCCGATACGATTGTTTTGAAAGTTCTCTAATCCCGCAAGGATGAGTTTGGGTGGCAACCTAGAAGAGTGATGAGTAAGAATAGAGTATATTACGACTTAAGGATTGGTTAATCTAATTGACCGTGACTGAGAGGTACTTCTCAAAAGGAAGTGGAAATCGGAGGAATCAAAATAATCTCCTGTAAAGTCTCTCATTGAAAGGTGTATTCTCAACCTGAATGCCAAACTAACCCTGACGTTTCTACGTCGGGGTTTTTTATTTGGTAAATTCCCCAAATAGTCCTATCTTTGATATTCAACAAAACCAAAATATATGTTTGACAAACTAATTGACCTCGTAGTAACCTTTATTCATGACATTCTTCCATTTAAAATTGTGGACCAATGGGAAATGGGGGTTCATCTTAAGACGGGTAGATTTCATCGTGTCGTTTCTCCTGGATTAAATTGGAAGGTTCCATTTTTTGATAAGATTTGGGTTACACCTGTCATAACGCAAACCGTTAATTTGAGTCCTCAAACTCTTACTACATTAGACGAACGTTCAGTGGTTCTAACTTCAATAGTTAGGTACCATGTTGTTAATGTTCATAGTTTCTTATTGAATGTAATGCATGCTAATGACGTATTAGTAGATATGACTCAAGGTATTATTCGTGATATTGTTGAGACTACTAATTGGGATGATTTAGTTGACCTAACAAACATTGTTACTCCTGCGGTGAATGATGAAGTTGCTAAATGGGGGATTTTAGTTGAAGCTGTTAAGTTCCCTGATTTAGGTGAAATAAAAACATATCGTTTAATTACAGACTCTGGAAATAAAAATCCAGGACAATTAATATTAGAATAATAAAGGGGGTAATATCCCTTTATTATTTGTCGTTTCAAATAAATTTACTATCTTTGTATTCTAAATCAAGACAATATGAACCTACCTCAACACAACATTAAGATTCAACATGAGACTTTCGGAGTACTTTTAAACGAAACATTCGTTAATGGCACTCAATTCAAACTATTCTTGAAAATGGTACAGGGATGTATTGAACTTAAGAATGACTTGACTTTTTTTAATGGTACAGATTTTTTAGTTCATGTACCACACAAACATTTGGTTAATTCAATCATCACAACAAGTGTTGATAGTTATACCTTAGCTGAGCATTTAATTAATAAATCTAAAATGGAGGCGTTAGAAACAAAATGAGAAACGAAGGACTATTAGGGAATCTTTTAAAAATAGCAGGAGCTGGAGCTCTTTTATACGGAGCTTATAAACTTGGAGAGTATCATGCAAATCAACAATTACAGGATAATGTAATACCTGTGATAAATGATGAGACTAAAGTTGAGAGTGAAGAAGAAAAAGTCCTTGGACTAATTCAAGAATTGAAAGATAAACCAAATAAAACAAAGACTGATAAATTCAATATCGAATTGCTTGAGGTTAAATTAAATCAAATAAGAAATAAAAAATGATAACGGTAAAAGATATTATTGAATGGTCCAAACCACATCCATTAGAGGGAGGTAAGATAACACGTCTTTGTAATAAAGAAATTGAATTCTCTATTGTTGGAGGAAGAAGTGGGTTGTATGGCGATTTTATTAATGACTTTGAGGTTGCAATTTTAGATAATAAAAATGGAGAGTTTATTACAAAGTTTTTTTATCCTGAAGCGAATGACGAAGTTATTGGATATATGAAAGGAAACGATTTAGAAGAACTAGTTAACAAAGTTTTTAGAAAAGATGATTTCCAAGTTAGATAAAACTTGGTGGTGGAATCTGTACTAAAACCGTACGGCCCTAAAGGGGAGACTTTGGTCTCTCCTTTTTTTTAACTTTTTAAACCTGGATGACGGTCATCCCACCAAATACCAAAGCCACAGTTGTTAAAAACTAATTGGTTGCAATCTTCTCTGATTCCATCAACCAAGTCGTCATAATCTGACCAATCCCCCATACCAAGGTCTTCTCCTATTTCTTCAATTGTTTTGTAAGTTTCATTTCCATCATCATCTTGAGATAATATATTGGTGTCACCCCACTCCCAATCACATAATACAGTTGTTTCATCATTTTCTAAGTCAAGACGTGGATTGTGTATTATAATGTAGGCGTATTCTTGTGAGTCATCCTTACCTTGAATTTTTATACCCTTTGGAGTTGACATTTTATTAAGGGATTTCTCTGTGAACTCGTCGGCTTTTTCTTCTCCAATTTCTGCAACTAAATCAGGAAGAAATTCTTCCAAGTTATAGTCAATCATTTTGGCAATAGAATGTATGGATGGGTTTGGATATCCAACTTTATTCAACACTTTTAAAAATCTATTTAACTCACTCATTTTTTTGTGTAGGGTGTCATATCATCTAACTTGAATGTGTCCAATTCCATATCGTTAGTCAGATACATTTTTGGGTTATCATTATAGTAACTACAATATATTTCATTAATATTGACCCAATTGACAAATTTAACCCATTTTTCATCAATTTTTAATTTTATGTATTCATCTCTCAATCTGTCAAAATCATATTCACTAAATGCTATGTCGGTATCTCTTTCTGTGTATTCACATCTTTCTTTGATTTGTCTGTTCCAAGTTACGATAAAATATCTTTCGTATATGTAATCGCTGGTTTCCACTTCACCTTCGCCATCACAATATTCGCAACTTTCTTTACCACTGGTACAATCGTCACAACTTACTTCACCATTTCCATGACATTCTTGACACCTAACTTTTTCTTTACCATCACATTCTGGACATGTAACGATTTCACCATCTTCTTCCACTTCACCTTCGCCATCACAATAGTCACAGGTTATTTCGCCTTCACCAGAACATTCATAACATTCAACGTTCTGAGTGCCATCACAATTTTGACAGTCTGTGTCGCCATTACCACTACAATTATCACATTCCTCTCTGTGATAATCACCAGAGTTGTTAAAAAGAACTGCAAATCCAATATTATTCAACATCTTATCTGATTCCTCAAATGAATTTGTTTGTGCGTAGGAATAACAATAAAATGATAATTTAACTATATTCTCAGGGGACATATGTTCAAAATAGTCCTTTTGTTTTCTCATAACCTGAATCAAGCTATAATAGGTTTCCTGTGGAGTTTCTGTATTTGCAAGTAACTCCGTAATATTCTTGGCTAATCTTTTTATTTTATCGCTCATATTATTCTCTTGTGTAATTAAACTTATAACCTAAGTCAAAAATATGTTTTGTATCGGCTTCATATTCTATGTTAAAAATCATAGGTTCTGTGGCAAAACAATTTGAGTTTTGTCCTTCAATTATTTTACCTTCTTCAGTTATAACATATTCGTTTAAGACATCTCTTAGTTTTTCAGACATTCTTTGAATATCGTGTGCAAAACTATACATATCAATATCTATCCCGCCTTGATAATCAAATTTAACGTCTATATCGTAATTTGCTAATTTAGTATGATTTTGGTCAATGTAATCAAATTCAATGTGGATACTCATGATGTCAAATTGTGTAGATTTTGCGTTCATGGTAATCAAATACTTTAATTTTTCCGACAAAAGTTCTTCGTTAATCATATTAATAAATACCTTTATTTTGTATTAGTGTGTGAATATGTTTATAAAAAACAAATACTATGTCAATTAATGTAATTTTAACTGAAAAAGAAGTCCTCGATACACCAAATGATGCCATATTGGGTAGATTGGTTAGAAATAAATTCTGGCAAGCCAGGAGGGACCAAGAAGGACCTCAATACGATGATGAACACTTCGGACTCACCATAGGTGAAGACGGTCTTGTTAAGTCTATAAATCGTCCGTTTACCTGTTCTATCTGTGGAGGAGATACCTCAGAGATAGATTACGACTATTTGGTTGGTTACGACCATTTGGGATGTCTACTTAAAGAAGAAGAAGTGAGACCTGACGCATTTGATAAATGTGTAATATGTGGTAAAGAAACTCCTTATTTACGTTCTACTCATATCGATTTAAGAGAAGGATATGTTGAGGGTGGAGGACAAGGATGTTATCAACCGAATATTTGTGAAAAATAATTTTGGCTGGTAAATTTAGAATCACTATATTTGTATTCACAAAAACGATAAAGATATGACCAACACCACTACCCCTTCAGTAATCAAAGTAACAACAGGAACATTAGCAGGAGACGTATTCTACGGTTCTTTTGACACCACAGTAAAGAACAAGAGAGTCTCTGTAATGGTTTCAAACCACATCAAAGACGTGAATAAAGAGTACGAATTCCGTATCGCAAACAAATGTCAAGCGGGGTTCGTTAACATCCACGACAGTAAAGGTACCGCATCTGATATGATGAGAGGTTGGACTAAAAACTGTCTTGTTAATATCCAAGTAAAGAACGAGTTCGGTCAATGGATGAACGTATACACGACTAAAGGTGGTAAATGGTACTCAATCGACAAAGGGTTCTTGGAAGTGATGACTGTGGGAGATATGAGACAATCATTCCCTGACATGTGTGACATGAACATTTGGGGTCGATTCGGAGCTAAGACTTGGGCGGACAAAGCATTCTCTCAAAACTAATAAAAAATAAATCCCCGAAAGGGGATTTTTATTTTGTAATATCGAATGGATTCTTTATCTTTGTATTCACAAAAACGATAAAACTATGACATCTACCTCTACCATCGAAAAAGTTCGTAACTACCAAGGTCAAAATTCTTTCGTCATCAAGATGAAAGACGCGGTATCAAAATACGGCAGTTTGACTCCAAACCAATTAGCAGCAGTTGAGAAATGTCTTAACGCAGTTGCAATCGTTAAAACCGAAGAAATGACTGAAGACTTGAAACGCATCGTTGACTACACAGGTGAGAACACGTTCGTTAAGGACATTGCATCTAAGTTCCAAAAGTATGGTACTTTGACTGAGAAACAAAAATCTGTTGCTTTAGCTCAGATTCAAAAAGAGGAAGATAAAGAGAAGACCATCCGTATGAATTGGCCTACTACAGGTGAGACTATCATCATAGGTCGTAAAGTTGGTCAACTATTGAAAGAGACATACGAGTTGGAGTTCAACCCAATGTTGATTGATATCACTCGTTTGTTAGCTGTTAGTCCAAAAGCGGTTAAGTTCGCAGGTAAGATGACCATCAAAAGAGGTAAAATCTGTACTTCTTGTATGAGAGATTTGACAGATGAGTTTTCAATGTTAACAGGGATGGGTAAGATATGTGCAGCTCACATGAAGGTTCCTTATATCAAAGATGCTTCTGAAGC